CAATGGCAATGTGAGCCGGATTCCGGCAACCACTTATCTGCAAACAACTGCAATAAGTACGCTGAACATGAACGACAATAACATTGTGTCAATCAATAAGGCGACCGGGGACACGGCTGATTTTACGATATACAATAACCTACCCGCATCATTAGTCGAATGGGCGGACACAACGGCGGCGGATGGTGTGGGTATTGCCACTTATGCAGACGTTACAGCTCTTGCACCGAACATTGGTTATACGATTCCGGTAATGGCTTCAGGTTTGGCAACCCCGACCGATGCAACTACATACTATTTCGGCGGCATGAATGCCGGGCCTTCAACTTCAGCGGCGGTAAGACAGATTAAAATTTTTAAATCCGGTGTAATCACAGGGGCGCAAATTACCGCTTTAGCCACTACGACCGGGACAGATGAAGTCTGGACGGTAAACATTAGACTTAATAATACTACTGATTATGCAATTGCGACTGTGGGCGCGGCAACCAGTATAAGATCATGGACAAATGCAGCCCTAACTATTGCAGTCAGCGCCGGGGATTACATCGAGATTAAAACCACTACGCCAACGTGGGCAACCGATGCCGCCGGTTTGTTTTTTGGCGGTTATATTTTTGTTAAAACTCCTTAAATTTAAAAATATGAAACCTTATAAATTAGTAAAACTCGAAGGCGACCGGGTAATCACCGGCCAGGAATTGTACGATTGGTTAATCGATGATGGCTTCCCGATTATGGACATTCACGTTATCTCAAACGAGGCCAGACCGCCACAGTTGGTGAAACCCTTATATGGCGCACCGCGCGAAGAGTGGATATTATACGCCCTGGCCCTCCAGAAAAGGGATGTCGAGTGTGTGAAAGTAGCCGAACACAACAAGCATGAGATTGAACTTAGGGACGCGGACATTGCGGCCTTTGCCACTTACTTGGCCATGAGTTTCAAGATCGCCTCTTATGAACAGACAGGACAATCTAAAACCGGGCAAAGAATCTACGAATGGCGGGTAACAGAAGACGGGTTAACAACCTACATTCAGCACGCCGGAAGGATTGTCGACCTCTATGTAAAGGACTCTTATAGCCCTTATTATGAAATCGCTTTTGGAACCACTAACGGGATAATGAAATGACACTGGAAGAATTAGTCGACTCCGTAGCTGCAAACTTGCAGCCGGAACAAGCGGGCGAATTTGCCACGCTGTTAAAAAACAAAATAGAAAACAGCTATTCAACCGATGTATTAAAAATCATCGATGATCAACTACTTGCGGCGGGGATGGATGTTAACCCGGCTTGCAGGGTAAAACACCCACCGGCTCCATGATATACGCGCTGATAAGCTATATTATCTTCCTAGCTGTTTACGATCAATGGTCTGACAATTCAGTGAACTGGCAGGTATCTTATTTTGTCTGTCAGTATCTATTTGCTATATCGGTTTCATTGATTGAGATGGTTAGGAAGAAATCACGGATATATCTTATTATTGCGCTTATCTTTTCGTCCCGGTTAGTTATTGAATTGAGTTGTATCAATTCGTCACTGGAAGAATATTCAGCCTTTTGGCAGGTCCCCCCGGTTTATTTTTTCACCTTTTTAATCATTTTTATATTTGTAATTTATGAAATATATTTGCGATGGAAAAAAGTATAAAAATATCCACCTCTGAGATATTGAAATGGCTTGGTTTTTTTGCATTAATCATTAGTACTTTTGTAGTTAACCAAGTAGATATTTCTCAGCTAAAGGCGGACCGGGATGAATTGAAACGGGAAAACAAAGAGATGCGCGAAGTGCAAAAAGTGCAAGGTGAAGCGGTTGCAAACATGAACGGTAAACTCGAATCGATACAGAAAGATGTTACGACTATCAAAGATGCTGTTATTAACGGGGTGTTTAACCCTCGTCGTTAGCGGTCAGAAACCGGACAGTTACGATACCTTGTCAACCAGGGGTGAACATCAGTTATTAGTACCGGTTTACGATACCATTAAGCAATTAGAAGATGCTAACCTAAAAGCGGATTCTTTATTGCTCGACTTGAAAATGATTAAATGTAAATTAGGACTTTTAGCAGACACAAATAAACCTAAATGATGGAATGGTTTGTCACATTTCTCTGTTTGATAATTATCGCGATGCTGGCCGCTTATTTCATCCGCGAAAATGAACTGCGGAAAGAGCAAAACACGATTAACAAGGATTTAGCCAAGGCCATAAAAGACTTGGCCGAAGTGGTTAATAAAATGAAATTGCAATGAAGACACTGAAAAGCATTTGGAAGTGGTTGAATGGTAACAAAACCATTATCGGAAGCGGATTACTACTTTTGGGAAACCTATCTTTCGTAAAAGCAAACATAAGCCCGGATATTTTAGCCATTACCAACTGGACGGGTGGGGTGTTGGCCGGTGGTGGGTTGGTCCATCATGCCTGGAAAGGTTACTTTTCTACGAAGATCGGCAACCAGGGGCAGATCGTGGACGACCCTTTGAAAGAGCCTAAGTTAAAAAATTCAAACGTTCAAAAATAAACACTTAAAATTAAACACAATGGAACAGTTAATCAAGTTTTTTGTTTTCATCTTTGGTTTTTTTACAAAACTCAAAGAAGATTTAGCAGACGGTAAAATCAGCAGATCGGAGGCCTGGGGGCTTGTCTTTTCAGCGGCGACCGGAATATGGAACCCGATCATGAACTGGACTGAAATTAAAGAGGGGCTTAAATTGATCGCTTCCGATCCGGCTGCGAGGGAGGAACTGAAGACAGCTTTAAAGGCTGAATTTGATTTACCCGACGAGGAAATGGAGTCCCGAATTGAGGAAGGCCTGGACTTGCTGGATAAGATTTACACCTATGTTCGCAGTTGGTTTCCGGCTGAAGGTTAAATAGCCTTATTTGCCCTGTAAGGTGCGCTACAATCAATTATAATCTTAAATTGATAGTGGAATACCTTACAGGTTTAAATCGATTAAAACGGCTTATATTGAGTCGTTAATTAAAATAAATATTTTTCTTGCTTATTGGATTTTAATTACTATCTTTGTAATGCAATTCAGTGAACAATGAAATTTAAAACCCCCTTTAGTCGCATTGCCTTAAAACCGATCTCCGGTTAACTGGATTGCCTTTGTGATTATTGGGGGTTAAAAATATGTATGAAACTTGGAAGGCAGTAGAGGGATACGGAAATAATGCATTCACTTATTTTGTATCCAATAAAGGGAAAATTAGACGAGTACTTCATGTCGGTATTATTTTTAAGATTAAAATATATTCACATAATGGGTACGAAATAGTATCATTATTAAGAAATGATAAGAAAGAAAGTTGTCTGTTGCATAGAATTATTGCAACCACGTTCATTGAAAACCCATTAAATAAACCACAGGTCAATCATAAGGATGGTAAAAAATCAAATAATAATGTATCTAATTTGGAATGGGTAACTGCAAAAGAAAATGTAAATCATGCTTATGATCATTGGTTAATCAGATTAGGGGAGGATCGAGCAAACACAAAACTAAAGAATAAACAGGTAATAAAAATTAAAAAAGGAATAATATTAGGGATGACTACAAACGAGTTAGCTAATGAGATGAATATAAAGAATAACCTTGTTAGGGATATAGTCAAAAATAAAACTTATAAAAGAATTGATTATAGAATACATAATGATTAGGGCCTGGACATACCGCGATTACGATAAAGCAGTGAAGAAATTTAATAGTCTGGAAAATGAATAAAAAGAATTTCATTAATGAAAGGATACCAATACGAGATTTAATTAAGGTTGGACTCCTAAACAAAAATGATTCTTATGATGATATTGAAAGGAAAATCTGTAAATATTTTGGGTTGAAAAATATCTTTGAATACGATCATATAATGGATATGGACATCCATGTAAAAGCAGATATTAAAACATTTAGTATAAATTAAAGAACTGGAAAATGAGGCGGTGTTATTATACTTATGATGATAAGGCAGGAAAGGTTTTAATTCCAGGTTGTATGTCAGTTGCTTTATCTAATGATATAATGGATTGCATTTGCCAAACTGAATTAACTTTTAATCAGTTTGAAAAGAAAGAATTTAATAAAATATTAAATGAAAAACAGAAGTACATTCAGGAACTTGAAAAGGAAATAATTGAATTACATAAATCTATGAAAAAGAAGAAATGTAAATGCAAAAATTCATCATGGAACCGGGATGTTGGGTGCTTTGTTTGCGATGATTGTAACTCTAAAATTTAACTTATGTATAAAATATCAATTAAACGCCTTCATGAAAACATCTGAAAAAGGATTATATCTTATCAAGCACTCCGAGGGGATAATCTTTGAGGCTTATCTTTGTCCGGCTGGTGTCTGGACAATCGGCTACGGTCACACCCGGAATGTAAAGAAAGGCGACACGGTCACACTTGATCAAGCGGAAATCTTATTGCAGGAAGATGTAAGGCCTTGCGAGAATGAGTTAAACGAATTGGATATTAATTTTACTCAAAATCAGTTTGATGCACTAGTATCATTTAATTTCAATTTAGGCACAACGGCTTTTAAAGTTTCGACGTTGCTAAAAAAGATCAAAGCCGATCCACTCGATCCAACTATAAAAGATGAATTTATGAAGTGGTGCAAATCCGGTGGTAAAGAACTGAGGGGGTTGAAACTTCGCCGGGAACGCGAAGCAGCCTTATATTTCGCTTGACATCCGCGTTTTAATTCCTTATCTTTGCATTAATAATTAGTGTCTGTTTTTTCATGATTTTTGGTAAACATGGCCGGGCGGGTGCGGTTACCTTCCCGGCTTTCTTATGCCTTATTTAGAAATGTTTTTAATAACTGCGATGTTATCTGTAACAAATCTAAACAAACAGCTAACTAACTACAAATCAATAACAAACAAAAACGTTATTTTTACTCATTATAAATAATTATCACTGTTTTTCGTCTTATCTTTGTAAGACAAACAACGCCAAAAACTAAACGCCATGAAAACAAACTACATTATTTATGACAGAACGGCAAACACTGGTCTGGATTACATCGCAGAAGATGATTCTAATGTTGAATTGATAGAAAATGCCAGACGTTTTGATTCTGAAAAAGATGCTGAAAATTTTATACAGCAAAAAGGCTGGGATGATTGGGCTCAGGTAGGCATTTTTCAGTCAGAAAATTAATAACATTTCAAACGCCAACAATGAAAAATAGTATTAACATACGGTCGGGTTTCGGGCTTATTGGCGTTTGCCCGTTTACCGCTCCCTGCGGGCCCGGCCTTTATCTTTAAACTTATGAAATACACGGAAATAATTGAATTAATGGAGGATTTAAAACAATCCTATATTGATAAGTTTGGCACCCCGAATGGTTACGGTGGGTTATCCGGCTTTTTGATGGCATTATCATTAAATATGCTTTCAGATATGAGTTTAGGAAGTGATTACTGGATTGGTAAAATGCAGGAAAAAATAACTGAATTGAAAGGGGGCCAGGAATGAGTTATCTAAACGGTAACCAGCACAACCCGTCATTTAATCACGGGGCCTGGTTAGACTATGACGAACACCGCCGGGAAAATTACGGTAAATTACCAACTGTCAAATCGAAGCCTTTCAAATTTGACAGAAATATAAAACATTGCGCCTATTGCGGCAATCCAGATCACGAAAATAACCTAATAAAGTGTCTGGATAAGCAATACCGTCATGAATACTGCATTGAATTTAAAGAAGAAATCTATAAAAATATGAATCATGAAAACCAGTGAATCAATCAAACAATTAAGTCAGGCCTTATGCGATTTTCATGCAAAAGAAATCAGCATTAAAAAAGATGCCGTTAACCCGTTCTTTAAAATGAAATATGCAACCCTTTCCGCTATCATTAAGGCGACCAAAAAGGAGTTGAACGAGTGCGGTTTATCCGTTATTCAATTACCTTGTGAAGGCTTTAAACTTGAAACTATCCTGCTTCATTCATCCGGGGAGTTTATATCTGAAGTTTACGACATGAAGCCAACTAAGGACGATCCGCAGGGGCAAGGTTCCAGGATTACCTATCAGCGGCGTTATGCCATAGGTGCTATTTTAAACCTGGATATTGATGATGACGATGATGGCAACCAGGCAAGCAAACAAGATGAAAAGCTAACGGCCAGCGGGAAAGTGATTAACCCGGCTCAAAAATCAAAGATCAGTGAAAAGCAATTTGAACAACTGGCAGTTAGGATTAAGGAATCCAAAGAGCCGAAAGACGTTGGTAATCTTTTAGCCAAAGCCCGGTTAAATTTCATCTTCACGGATGATCAGGAAATGAAAATCAATGATATAATCGATAACAAACAAGCACTATGAACTTAAATCGCGCAACTTTAATCGGACGGGTTGGCAAAGAACCTGAAATTAAAAACTTTGCAGACACCAAAAAAGCATCCTTTTCCCTGGCAACTTCAGACACCTGGAAAGATAAGGACGGCAATAAAAAAGAGTCAACTGAATGGCATCTAATCGAGGCTTGGTCGAACCTGGCTAAAATCATTGAAGCCCATGTAAAGAAAGGCGACCTCATTATGATCGAGGGTAAGATTACAACCCATTCCTGGGATGATAAAGACGGGAATAAACGCTATTCAACCGTCATAGTGGCTAATAATTTACTGATGTTAGGCGGTAAAAAGGAATCCGAACCGCCTGCCAGTAACCAGGATTTTAGCAGCGATTCAATGACAAAGGAAGAAATCCAGGACGACACGCCAACTGATACGGATAGTTTACCATTTTAATCATGCCAAAAGCATACTTATACCGGTCGGGCTTTGCCTTTTTCCCCACATCAAATGCAGATACAGAGGTGATGTATCAATTTGCTGAAGGTGAAGTCTTCAGTTGTGAGGTGAAAAAGGAACGCAATTACCTTAATCATAAGCGATTTTTTGCCCTCTTAAATTTAGGCTTTGAAAACCAGGATAAGTTTACAAGTTTAGGCTGGTTCCGGGAATACGTCCTGATCGCTTCAGGGAACTTTGAGAGTTGCGAAAGCCCGACCGGGGTAATGTATAGAGCAAAAAGCATATCATTTGCCTCAATGGATGAAATCACATTCAGGGAGTTGTATAAATCCGTAAGTCAGGTTATTATTGATCTTTGCGGTATAAGTCAAGAGCAATTAGAGAAAAACTTAAATCTATTTACCTAAAATTAAGACAATGAAAAATAATCCAAATCAAACAGTAAGAAAGCGCGGAATGTTAGCGCGGGTTTTTATGGCTATGTTAGCCATGTCAGCAATGACAAGCAAGGATAACGGAACTGTTAATGTCGGGATCGGTGGAGGTATCGGACATTATGGCGGGTGGGGTTTCTATCCTACAAAGCACCTGATTAAAAGCTATGCAAAGCAGAACCGTGAAGCCAGGAAAAGACGCAATATTGCAGCACGTTCAAAGCATTAAACCATGAAAACCATTGAAAAACAATTTGATACCGATTATGACATTAATAAATACATTGATAAGTTGAATGAGTTTAAAAAAGAAGCTATACAAATTTATATTTGAACTTTAAAGTTATGAGAATAATTACAAAACCTGTATGTTACTGTGATTTTTGCGGTAAACACGGACTTTCAAAAAGCGCGATGAAAAAGCATGAATTAATGTGCTTTAACAATCCTGCTAATGAAAGGCCATGTTTCTCCTGCGAATATCTGTTAAAAAAAGAGGCTTCAATTACATGTTATAATTACGACGGGAGTGAAGCGATCCGGAATGTGCAGGATTTCTATTGTGAAGCGAAAGAAATATTTCTCTACACCCCCAAGAATGAAATCAAAGGCAATCAGCATGATTTAGACGAGGGAAATAAACCCATGCCTAAAATGTGCGACATTTATGAAAATAGTCAAGAATTTTTTAACGACTTCTTAAAAGACTTATAATCCCATGGAAACCTTATTCATCATCGCTATCATCTGCATTATCATCCTGCTATTTCTCGGCAGGAAAGGATATAAGGACGGCAAATGCACCGAAAAGAAACCTAATAATTCACGGTATATTTCATCAAAAAAATCGAGATCATGAAGACAAACGAAACCCAGTGTAATTTAATCTACAATCACCTGAAAAACGGGCTATCAATAAACCCTATCCAGGCTCTGAAGATGTTTGGATGCTTCAGGTTGTCAGCACGTATTTATGATTTAAGGAAAAAAAATCCGGATTTAAATATTGTCAGTGAATTTACAACAAAAAAGGGTAAAACATTCTCCTGTTATTTTATAAAATAATTTGGAATTATCAAAATAATTACTATCTTTGTAATGCAGTTCACTATGAAAGATATAAAAGAAAATCCCCGGTTCGTTACAATGCCTCAAGTGCATCCTGCACAAGTGGACTGCCTTTGTGATGTTCCGGGGTCTTCTTATATGAAAGAAATCAAACTTACCAAAGGTTTTATTGCATTAGTTGATGATGAAGATTATGATTTTCTCATACGATGGAAATGGTTTACTTTAAATAGCAGAGGAATTTTATATGCATCAAGAAGAATATATTATAGGAATAATGAGCATAGACAAAAATATATTTATGTGCATATGCATAGATTAATTATGAATTGTCCTAATAATATGTTTATAGATCATTTCAACCATAATGGACTTGATAATAGAAAAAAGAATTTGAGAATAGTTAGTCATCGCCAAAACTTATTAAACAGAAAAGATAAAGCTATATTACCAGGCGCTTACAAATCCTCAAATGATAAATATTACAAATCATCTATAAAAATTAACGGAATTAGTAAATATTTAGGTTCATTTCAGACGGCACAGTTAGCACATGATGCTTATATGGATGAATATAATAAAATAAATAAGAAATGAAAGCGACTATCTGCGAAAATACCCGTATTCACAGCGCAGTCTATAAGCCAAAAACCGATATTATAAAACGTGCTGTATGTGATTACCTAAAGGTGGATGAAAAGAAATTAACTTGCACGCCAAATATCCACAAATACACAGAGGCCCGCTATTATATATACTATTTTTTACACTTAAAAACCGGACTGTCAGTTATTGATATTGCGGTTATATTCAGGATGGACCGGGGGAATGTATATACTGCATTAAAACAAATTAGAGAACGGATGATCTTCAAACCTGAGAGGGAAAAAACAGAAGGCATTGAGCAGTTGATAAATGAAAGGCTTGCGGATCATAATATAATAGCGTCTATTGAAAAGCAAGCGGTATCAATGTGTCAATTATGAAGTCGAATAACCAACTATTCAAAGAGATCCGCCTGTATTGCCGGTTTATTTTAGCCGGGATTGTGGTGATAATCTTAATACTTATTTATAATCTGTAAAAATAATGATATGAAAAAGAGCGACGAATATTTAAACGGATGGTCTGCCGGGGTTGTAATAGGCGGATTATTAGTGGTAATTCTTTTACTTATATTTTTATTAATAAGCTGCGCCCCCGTATCTGAGATAAGCACCCCTATGTCATTCGAGGGCGGACTCTTTGAAGAAAATGACACTATTATAGACGGTGACACGCTGATTTACTGGATAAAAGAATGAAAAATATAGTATCATACGGCGGCGGGACTCAATCAACAGCATTAATTCTAATGGCTCTGGAAGGTGATTATAATTTGCCCCGGCCCGACTTTGCTGTTTATGCCGACACGGGCGGTGAGCCTGAATTTATCAATGAGTATGTGAGGTATTTTGTAAATTATGTGAAACGGAAATATGACTTTGATATTTACATTTGTCAGCATAAGCAAGGGTTAGTTCATAAATTGACAGTTGAAGAACCTCACAGAGCTAAAATTGACAAAGATTCAAATACTGTTTATACAACATCTATCCCTCCATTTTTTACTTTAAATACAGATGGATCGAAAGGAATGTTAAATAGGCAATGTACCTCTGATTTCAAAACTCATCCTATTGCCAAATTTATCAACTCAAAATTAGATAAGGGCGAAACGTACCGGATATGGATTGCTATTTCCTTTGACGAGCGAAGCCGGATGAAAGTAAGCACAATTAAGAAGCGAACAAACTACTATCCATTAGTTGATCTTTTCATTAGGAGAAACGAAAGTATAAACTATGTCAATAAATTAGGGTTAAAACCACCTCAAAGATCATCTTGTTTCTTTTGCCCATTTCATTCAAATTTGTACTGGCAATGGTTAAAAGATTTCTATTCAGATGAATTTCAGAGGGCAGTTGACTTTGAAAAAACCGTACAAACCAGACAAAACGATTATAGTACCGATAAGATATTTTTACATAAAGCCTGTAAACCATTGGATCAAATTCAATTTTCAGATAAAGATCAGTTAAATATGTTTCCTGAATTAATTGATGAATGTGGGGGTGAATGTGGAATTTAAAACTATACAAATGAAAACAATTTACCTCTGCTTATTTTTACTGATTCTAAATAGCTGTGTCCAGCCGGACGAATCGCACCTGTATCAAATCCGGGCCGGGGACCATCGATCAGTAACCGCACCGATCCCGCACGTGGGCAATGAGATCAACTTTGAGTTTACCGTAAACGAAACCTTCATGCAGGAATCCGGCGGGATTAATAAGCTTTGCGGTTTCTCACTTGGATTGGTGCATGAAAATTCAGCAAGGTTAGGATGGATGTTTGACGGGGAGAGATTACAGGCTTATGCCTATACCTATGTCGAAGGTGTGCGGTTCTTTGCTCCTTTCGCTATACTCCAGGTCAATCAGCGGTATTACTGCCAGATCACCAAAGAGGGCGACGAGTATCATTTTAGGTTGAATGAGTTTGAGTACAAATGTCCGGCTAAAGGCTGGCTCCCTGGGGATATCCTACTCCCTTACATCGGAGGTGAGGGGACTTTTGATAATGATTTTTATGTTGAAATGTTGATAAAATAACTTGACAAAATGAAAGCAAAAGAAGATTGGGAAAAAACAGCAGAAGAGCAAAATAATGAAGATGATTATTTGTTCGATGATGATTATTACGAAAACCAATTACTTGAGTGTTGTCCCAAATGTGGGCGCGATTATGATGATATTGGTTTTGATTATCAATATTGCAGGGCTTGTGGCTGGGACGCTGAAAAGAAAAAATGGGAGAAACCAATGGAACCATCTGATGAAGATTATATGTCAGGAGATGCAGATATATTGACTGGTAGATGGTATTAAAATATTTAAAAAAAAACACTTGACAAATACAGATTAATGTTATATCTTTACACCGCTGAAATTACTGAAATATGATTACGAATTTTAGACATAGCCTCATAATTGATCTTCAGGGAGTGGATTTTCAGTATCCTACAGCCTCCCTGATTTTCTTTTGTGGGGCTTACTTTATATTATGGAAATATTAACAAATAAACGAGTAATGATAAGAAAGCCTCATGTTTGTTGGGGCTGTCTTAGAAAATTTCCGGTCGGCACAAAAATGGGTTATACATCCTGTGCTGATGCTGGTACGGTTACAAGTGGTTATTGGTGTGACACCTGCCAGGAAGTGCTAAGTAAAGAAGATTTTGATTATAACGATGAAATCGGAGCCGGTGAATTAATTGATAATTACCCTGAATACTATAAATAAATGGAAGGGGCTATTTTATTAAGCCGGGCGTTGATAGATAGCGAAGTCTTTGCATCTGAAAAGTTACTGAAAATATGGATATGGTTACTCATAAAGGCAAATTTCAAAGAAAGGCAGGTTCCTATAAAGATTGGAGCCGGGCAATCAGTAGTTACCATAAAACGAGGTCAGTTACTTTTTGGCAGGCTTTCAGCAGAAAATGAATTGTTCATCGATGGGAGTACAATTTATAAATGTATAAAAAGATTAGAGAAGTTGAAAAACATCGAGATAAATAGTAACAGCCATTATTCAGTTATAACTATCTGTAATTACGAACATTATCAGGACTTAAATAATTACAAAGTAGCAGCCAAAGAACAGCCAAGTAACAAGCAAGTAACAGGCAAAGAACAGCCAAGTAACACACCTAATAAAGATAATAATGCTAATAAAGAAAAGAATGTAAATAATGCAGGTGGTTTTATTTATTTTTGGACTGCATATCCTAAAAAGGTCGGCAAAATAGATGCTGAAAGGGCCTGGAATAAAATTAAAGATAAACCTGAAATCAGCATAATCTTAAAAAGCATCGAAGATCATAAAAATACAGAGCAATGGAAAAAAGAAAACGGGCAATATATCCCTAATCCGGCAACTTTTATAAATCAGGGTAGGTGGTTTGATGAAATTAAGAAACCAGGAATAATTAGACCAGCATTTCAGCAATGAGAATACAAAGCAGCATAACAAAGCGGATATTTGACTTTGAACCATTGGCAGGGAAAAGAACTATTTGCCCTGAATGTTCGGGAAATCGCAGGAAGTCGAAAGAACTTATAGTCCACTGGGAAAAGGAAGGGAACCGGGGCTTTTGTCATCATTGCGAAACTACTTTCTTTCCTTATGAGAGCAAAGAGAAACCCGTTTATATAGTTCCTGAAAGCAAAAATACAACGGAATTAACCGATAAGGCAGTAATCTATTTCGAAGGCCGGGCTATATCACAGAAGACATTAAACGAAATGAGGGTTTATTCCAGTCGGGAATATATGCCGCAATTTCAGAAAGAGGTAGATGTAATTTGTTTTCCTTATTTCCGGGGTGGTGAATTGGTGAATATTAAATACCGGGGCCCTGAAAAATCATTCAAACTTTACCAGGGTGCGGAATTGGTATTCTGGAATATTGATACCGTTGGTACGACTGCAATAATTGTCGAAGGTGAAATAGACCTTTTGAGTTTTATTGAGGCTGGGCAAAAATCAATCATTTCAGTACCAGCCGGGGCTAATAAGAACCTGGAATATTTAGAAGATTGCAAACAGTTATTTGATGCTACTTTGATTTACTTAGCGGTCGATCAGGATAAGAAAGGGGTTGAATTAAGGGATGAATTAGCCCGCCGCCTGGGTATGGATAAATGCCTTATTGTTAGTTTTAAGGAATGCAAGGATGCTAACGAATATCTCTGTAAGTATGGAGCCTTAGAGCTGTCAGAAACGATTAAAAACGCTAAGCCTTTTCCGGTAAAGGGTATCGTTAAAGTTGGTGACATTTACAGTGATATTGTAAATTTATACCAAAACGGCATACAGAAAGGGCTTCAAATTAAATCCGGCTTAGATCAGTTTGTTACCTGGGAGGCTGGCAGGTTGGCAATAATAACCGGCATACCTGGACACGGTAAATCTGAATTTGTCGACTGGTTAGTATGTAAATTGAATATTCTTTTCGGATGGCAGGCCGCTTATTTTACACCTGAAAACTATCCTTTAAAATTTCATTATGCTAAAATCTTTGAAAAGCTGATAGGAAAGCAGTTTAATAAGTTCAAAACAACGGATCAGGATTTTACAATAGCTTACGAATACATCCGGGATAACTTTTTCTATCTAATGGATGAAGAAGATTACAGTGTTGAAATGGTTTTAGAGGGTGCAAAACAACTGATAAGATCCAAAGGAATAAAGATTTTAGTAATTGATCCTTACAATAAACTTGAATACCAGGCCGGACGAGGTGAAAACGAAACGCAATACATAAGCAGATTTTTAGATAAATTACAGATGTTTGCCCGGTTTAATAACGTTCTGGTGATACTGGTTGCACACCCCAAAAAGATGAATAAGAACGGTAAAATATTTGAAGTTCCTTCTTTGTACGATATTTCAGGCTCTGCACACTTTTATAACAAAGCTGATTATGGGCTTTCAATTTATAGGTTATCAAATGAGGAAGGAACCGGGTTTGAAAACATGGTTCAGATTCATGTTCAAAAAGTGAAATTTAAGCACCTCGGGGAATGCGGAAAATACGAACTTCGTTATAATTATAATAATGGCCGGTTTGAAAATGAAGGGTCAACCGTTGATATTTGGGACAATTCAAACTGGCTAATTAACCAGCCTATTGAGCAAGTGATAGACTTTGACAGTAAGATTAACGATAAAGAGATATTCTAATGAAATCAAAGGAAGAAATATTATTCAGCTACATGGATGAATCTTTGCAGGTGTCAACTGAAAACCAACTGAAAGCTATGGAAGATTACGCCCATGATATGGCAGTTGAATTTTTGGCCTGGTATCTTCAGGGGCAGCCGTCTAAGTTTGAAGTTGACAGGGTAATCACTGATTTTGAAAACAGCGATTATTTTAAGGAAATCAAAGCAAGACATTGAAACACTAATGAAATGACACCTATCCAAAAAGCTGATAAATGGTTCTCAATATGGCGAAGAATGGAAGATGCTGATGAAAACGGCATTTGTCATTGCTTCACCTGCGGCCATATGTCAGAGCCTAAGTATATTCAATGTGGTCACTATGTCGAACGTCAGCACAAACAGACGAGATTCAGCGAAAAAAATACAAGATCGCAATGCGGAGGCTGCAATAAGTTTGGACAGGGTAAAGCGGTTATTTTCAGAAGGAAGCTGGTTGAAATTTACGGAGAAAATGAGGTTTTATTATTGGAGTCCGCAAAGCATAAAACATTCCATTTAGGTAAATTCGAATTAGATCAGATCGCTAAGTTCTACAAACAAAAGGCGACTGAATTAAGCCGGGCGAAATCGATCCCGTTATGGTAATTTAGAATCTATACAAATTAGCCTATTTGATGAAAATAAACGTTACATTACTTGACATTGTATTATAAATTGTTGTATCTTTACTTCATCAAACAAACAACTGGAAATCATGACAACTGCAAATTACACCACAATCGACACCGGAATCGGAACGGTAACATTCATTTCAGCTAACGGACATTCAGACCTTTGGTCGGGAAGCGGCAAAGCTGCCGAAAAGCTTTATTCAATGATCTGTGACATGGGGTACACAAAAGCAGACGGTTGCTGGAGCGACTATGTTATAGCCAACAAAGACAGATTTGTAATTAATTAACTCAAACTCCTGCGCTATCGGGAACACGGGCAAAAATAATGAAAGACCTTGTAAACCTTCGCCTCAATGACGGCGACTTAGAAAAGCTAAGAGAGATCGGAAAACGTGAAGATCGGACAGTAAGTTACCTGATCCGCAAAGCTATTTCAGAATATTTAAAAAAGGTATAGTGTTGATTACTTGACAAATAGATAATAATTACTTATATTTGACACATGAAAACAGCGAAAGAATTAAAACAGGAATTAAAAACAATGTGTCCAGACTGTGACGGGTCTGGCACTATTGCAGATGGAATAGAGGTTATGCGATATGGTCAGGACGAAAAAGGACAACCAATTGAAATAGGGACGGATGTTGAATGGGAGCCAAGGGAGTGCGGGTGGTGTTATAATTTTGACCAACGACTGCAAGCCCTCTGCGAAGCGTTTGCAAAAGAGCAACGGGAAAAGTGCTTTGAAAATTTAGCATCTAAATATACAACTGAATATGTATCTGATTTGATTTTAAACGCCCCAAAACCAGAGTTATGAAAATAGAAATTAAGTTTCGCGGAATGACAATCGATGCCCCTCATATTTGGGTATATGGATTTTTAATGTGTAATTATGATCCGCAAACAAAAGAGAATACTGTTTGTGATGCTTACATTTATCGTGGATTGCGAAATATAGAAAATGCTATTCCTGTAATTATAGAATCAGTCGGGCAATTCACCGGCCTAACGGATAAAAACGGGAGGGAAATTTATGAGGGGGATATTATTCAAAATAGTGCTGCTAAATGGGCTGTTATTTTTAATAAAGGATGTTTTTGTGGTAAACATCTCCGATTTTACACGCTCCAGGACGGAACACATATAGCATTAAGAGCCATTCGTAATATTGAAGTAATCGGAAACATTTACGAAATACCTGAACTGTTATGAAAACATTAACCATATTTTTACTTTTACTGTCGGCGATCTGCCAGGCGCAAGTATTTCATATTGGTAATTCAACACTGGTCACATCAAGCGGTGACACTCCTTATCATTATCCAGGGGACACCCTTTCACCGCCACGCACCGACACAATCCCGGCCATATTCCTGGTGTGCGACACGGCAAGTTATAAATGCCAGGTATTCAATAATAAGAATTTGGCTTATTGTGTGACGGAAGAAATATGCCATGATTATGAAACATTCTGGCAGCACGGATATATTGTGATTACAGGGTTGGAACTTATACCTTTGGATGTCGACCGCAAGCCGTTTAGTAAAAATATTGTCATTTGGGACTATAAAATAATTTACTGATATGAACTCAGACAGAATTAAAGAAATCCAAGAAACAACAGCTTATCCAGACAGCGTAAGTGTTAAACAAGCCTTATTACAAGTATGGAATGAGTGTGAACAAGGAAGTAAAGTTCTCCCCGCCTCCGATGGGAAAACAAAGGATAAACCAGACCAGTACGAAAGATATGTTGACGATTTTATGAAAGAGCCGTTGGATGCTTCAATTAAAATGAGGCAATCCCAAAAAGAGAATGACTTTAAAGAATTAATGGAATCCTACCGCCAGCAACCCGAGGGGGTGGATGAAACAATAAAATTTGGAGTATGGTATTCTGGAATGAAAAGGGATCAGGTTGAAAAAGCATATCAAAGATACTTAAAAGAAATCAAACGGGAGGATAAGCCATGATAGAAATTCCCTTAACACAAGGAAAGGTTGCGTTAGTTGATGACGAGGATTTTGATTTTCTGAACCAATGGAAGTGGTGCGCCCACGTTAAGAGCCATACAAGTTATGCCGAAAGGTGTGTATGGAATAGTGAATTGAAAAAATGCAGGTATTTAGGTATGCACAGGGTAATAATGAATCCAATAGAAAATATGGAAGTAGATCACATTAATCACAATGGATTAGATAATAGAAAATGTAATTTGAGAATTGTTACCCATAGGGAAAATATTGGCAATAGAGTAGATAAGTCAAAATATAATACTGGAGTAAGGAAGTCGGGTAAAGGATTCATAGCCCAATATGCTATTGGTAAAAGAATTATCTATTTAGGATTCTTTAAAACACCTGAAGAAGCAAGTTTCGCATACATTAACCGTATAAACAACTTACAAAATGAATAAGCAGGAAGAATTAAGGGCAAATTTCATAGTGAATCGCACCCGTTACAGAAGTAAAAAGGAATTGACCGCCATCGAGGAACAACTTGATGAATTAATCGCCTCCGCCATCTCCGAACACGAAGCGGTAAAAGTAGATGGTTTTTATTCTATGTTTCAAAATGGATTTGTTATTGATTTTATTCCATCTAATACACAACAACAAGGGAGAGCATCATTATTGATTAACCCAAAAGATATGCCTAATATTAATTCAAGTAGGCAATCCGAACCCTATAAACCCGAATGATATGTATTGCACCGCTTCACCCGCTATCAAAGTATTCACATTTAATCATGCAGAATACAAAAGCCAATCACATATTAGAAGGCAAACAATGAGTATTGGTGATTACTTAATGAAAAGATATGGATTTGGTGACTGGAAAGCCGTAAATGCTTGGGAATTGCACAAAACAATAATAACCTTAATAATGACTTATTGATATGGAAGACTTAATCAAACAAATCGAAGCACTGAAATATAAGTTTCCGACCGGATTTAATAATGGCATAGATGCGGCTATTAAACTCCTGCAATCCAAACCCATCATTAAGGCGAAGGCATATCATACTGATAGTGGAATGATGACAACCTTTGATTATAATACCAATGACTTTGAAATCGACATTGAAATAATTGTAAAATGAAAAGATATATTTATACAATGCTTGGAAACGTCTGGAATAGAACTATGGCAAAATATACGTCCTATTTCATTCTGAGATTTGGTAATGGATCATTTTGGATTACGAAGTATAAAGACTTTGAATTTACACGTAAAATAAAACTACCATGAAAACAGTAATATTGAAAGTTGAAGTGCCGGATGGGTTTGAATTCCATAAAAGAATAGAAGCATGCAATATGCAGCCGGGGTTTGCAAGGAGATTTGAACTTTTGGAACTTACTGAAATCACCCTGCCAAGTGAGGCGGATATTTTGGAAGCTAATAGAAAGTCAAATGCCAATCGATTTATTCACGGTGCTCATTGGGTAAAGAAGTTCATCTTAAATCAGATAAAATGAAACCACTGGTAAAATTATTCTTTTGGCTTATAAGCTATCCTTTGACCCTGATTATGAAATCAGAGATAAGAAAACGGCCTAAGGTCATTATCGAGCGGATTGTCGAGTATGACTTTGCATTGAGAATGATTCACAAATACGCCACAGGGAAGATTTTAGACGTAGGCACGGGGCATTCGTCCTTTCCTCACTTAGTCGCTTCCTGCGGCTATAATGTGACCGCTACGGATGCGAAGGTTGGTTGGTGGCATCATCACTTTAACAGGCATTACCCGGTGATAAAAGACGACATCCTAAAATCAAAGCTGAAAGATAAGTTCCAATTCATCACCTGTATTTCAACAATAGAGCATATCGGAGATAGCTATACGGCTATTCGAAACATGGTCGCACTCTTAGAGCAAAACGGCTATCTGTTATTAACCTTTCCGTATAACCAAGATACTTATTATGAAGATGTTTATGGTTGGGGACTCAGCTATATTACCCAACAGATAAATGATAGGTTGTTAACAAACTGGACAAGTATTAACAACTTAGCAATAACAGAAATGAATATCTACAAGGTTTTTGACTCTAAAAAGTGGGGACAAGGCAATCGGATAAGGCCCGTGATTGATGAAAAAGGCAATCTAATGTGCATCTTATTTCAGAAGAAATGAAGATACTGCAAACTGAAATCACCAAAGATACCGACTCCTGGACCTGTATCATTACCAACGGCAACGGATTGAAAGTAATTATCGAAGGCATGGAGACTAAGGAAATAGCCAAAAAGCAAGCCAAGAACCGGATTAAGGAGATGAAAAAAGCAGGATTACTTTAATACTTGACAAATGAAAAGTAATATTGTATCTTTGTTGCTTTAACTAATAGATTAGTTTTGATGTTTCAAGAGCCTGAAAGTTGGGATTTGAATTTAAGTTGGGAAACTGATAAAGTTGAAACTAAGGAATTAACGGATGAACCCATTAAGCAGACAAGGCGAAGATCAACAGAATGCTTAATTCGAGAAACAAAAACAATTTACCGCGGGGCATTTTCAGAAACTCAATTACTGGATTGTTTTGGATTAGAGCCTTTAAAGGAAGGTTATTCATATCATTGCATTACAGCCGGGGACGTGGATTCACTTTCATTTCTTAAGATTATTTTAAGGCATCAGGATTTAGATTATTGCTTAGCCTCAACCTGGTGCATGGCAGCTGATGACATATTGCAGTTTGATGAATGGCTTGCAAGTGGAAAAATTAAGAAGCTCGATTTTTATGTTGGTGAAATATTCCCAGGTACTTACAAACTCGAATACAAACGGCTAAAGGAAATCTTTGCAAAACATCAGTGCGGACGTATTGCTGTATTTAGAAATCACTCCAAAATTTATGCAGGAATTGGAAATAAGTTTGCATTTGGCATTGAAACAAGCGCAAATATAAACACAAATCCCAGAACTGAAAACGGTTGTATCACTATCGGAAATGATATTTATAAGTTTTACCGGGAATATTTTGATGGAATCATAAGTTTTGAATAATGGCCTATAAAACTGCTGAACTAGAAAAGAAAGCACTGGAAGCGATTGAAAAGCATAAACTTTTCTTCATTGAAGATGTGATAGCTTTTTTACCTTGTAGTAAGCAAACGTTTTATACTCATGAACTTGACAATTTAGACAGTATAAAAGCAGCCCTCGAAAAAAACAAAGTTGAGGTTAAGGTTGGATTACGTTCCAAATGGTATAAGTCAGACAACGCGGCCTGTCAGATAGCCCTTTATAAACTGATTGGAACCGAGGCCGAAAGCGACCGGATAAACAGTCAAAAATCAACGTTAGATATAAACCATGATTTTAAGAAAGGATTAAAGATTGGATTTGATGACGATGATAGCTGAAAAGCCAAACATTTTATTTAAAAAAAGCTTGTTTTCATCCGTTTATTTCAGGATCAGGGCTGCTTTAACCCGCTTTGTAATTGTTTTTGGCGGGGCTTCAGCTTCCAAATCCTACTCTTTAATGCAGCATATCGTTATCGATACCTTTGAAACACCCGGTAATTGGCTGGTAATCCGAAAATATAACACCGATTTAGTCAATTCCTGTTATGACAACTTAGTCGCTATTATAAACCGGTGGGGGCTGTATAATGAGTTTCAATTTAGGGTTTCACCTTTGGGAATTGTTAATAAAGTCACCGGCAATAAGATCCTTTTCAAAGGTCTGGATGACACGGAAAAGATTAAATCCATTTACGGGATTAAAAAGATATTTATTGAAGAGGCTAACCAACTGGAATTTGACGATTTCAGGGAACTCAATAGAAGGGCCAGGGGTCAGGAAGGCATACAAATCTACTTAGTCTTTAACCCGGTCGTTATTAATCACTGGTTGAAAAGAGAGTTGTTTGATAACGAGTTTTACGCCCCTCACTGTACTTACATTCATGCCACGTATAAGGATGCTATTAAGTGGTTGACAGAAGACGACATTCTGCAGCTGGAGATACTCAAAGACATTAACCCGAATGATTATAAGGTTTATACGCTTGGAGAATGGGGGGGCGTGCGGACTGGTAACGAGTTCTATTATAACTTTGTCTATACTAAGCATATTGAGAAATGCGAACTGATTAAAGATAAACCACTGCATATTACTTTAGACTTTAACGTGGTCCCCTATATCACAATGGAGGTTGCTCAAATCTGTGAGGCAGATGACATATATAGGGTTAATTACATTGATGAATTTTGCCTAAAAAACCCATTAAATAATACCGAATCACTATGTAGGAAGTTCGCCGAGAAATATGAAGACGTTTTAAATTCAGGCGTAGGGCTTTATTACTATGGAGATGCAACCGGGCGCGCTCGTGACACCAGGGGCAAAGAGAATGATTACGATATACTTGAACGTGTCTTGGGTAAATGGTTATCAAATTCATCTTGCCGGGTTCCGTATAACAACCCACTGATAAGAAAGCGGCGTGATTTTGTTAATAGGATTTTGAGCAATAAGTATAACATCCGGCTATTGATCGATCCCTCGTGCCAGAACCTTATAACAGATTGTGAAATGGTCCAGGAAGATGCTGAAGGTAAAAAGTTTAAAAAGAAGAAAAGCGATCACGGCGGGTCCAGTTATGAAGAGTATGGCCATGCTTCGGATTGTGGGTTAGATTACCTCTTAATGAGTGCTTTTGATGGTTACATTGATTTAATTTTATAGTTATGAAAGAATTATTAATTGACGTTATCCGCAATGATAAGCGGCATGAACACTACGATTACATCGTGGGTAGAACGAAGGCATGGCGGGCTATCGTAAGCGGGGCCGGGTTGGATGATTATATGCAGCAATTTAACCAAAGAGAGACTGAAGATCAGTTTACCCAGCGAAAGAAATTGACTAAGCAGATAACGTCTTCAGTATGTAAGAACGTCCGGGATATTGAGTTCAAAGTACCCCGATCAAACTCTATAACAAGAGTGGTTTCAACCGATACCAGCAAGACGCAGGCATTAACAGATTTTAATAAGATACTCAAGGAGTTTTGGGGCGATTCCAGTTTAGATGATTACGTGGATATTCGTTGGATTGAACTCAATGATACCGATCCCAACGCGTTCATCTGCCTGGAGTGGAAGCCGTTTGAAAAGAACCAGCATGCTAAACCTTATCCCTTTGAAGTCAAATCGGAGCAGGCTATTTATTACGAGTACGATAATAACAAACTTCAGTACTTAATAGCCTTAATCGGTGACGACTTCACGGGTTATTGGCCTAACTACTCAATGAAATTCGAGCGGATCAAAGATGAACCGACACTGAATAAGCTGGGAAACCTGAAAGACGGTGACGAGGCTATCATGGCCTCACTTTTGACGGGCAAAAATGTTACCGTTATTCGAATCAAAGATTTTTACTACATAATCCGAGAGCCAAAACCGCATAATTTAGGCTTTGTTCCTTGTTTTCAACCCGGTTACATGAGGGACTTAGCCACAAACGGGGCTACTTTCCTGCCTCCATGGTGGGCTGCTGAATCGGTTTTGATGAACTTAGTTAAGTCCAAATCTGAATTGGATTTAACGATCTGTCTTCATGTTTTCCCTCAAAAAATAACCTACGCCCCGAAATGCACCAATAGAAACTGCAAAGACGGTGAACTGTTAGACGGCTCAGGTAAATGCCAGACCTGCAAGGGGACGGGTTACGTTATTCACACCTCCGCCCAGGATGCGATTATTATACCGATGCCGAAAGACGCGAATAAAGAAACCGTCTTTGACCTTTCACAGATGGTTTATTATGTTTACCCGCCTGTTGACTTAGTGAAATTCATGGATGAATACGTCAAGGACTTATCTAAGCAGGCTTTGCAATTTGTCTATAATAGTGAGATTTACTCACGTGAGGAGGTCGCAGAAACCGCAACGGGCAGGAATATCGATATGCAAGCGGTATATGATACTCTTTACCCGTTAGTGAAGGCTATGGCTAAAGATTGGGAGTTTATGGTATCCACTATCTCAAAGATAACTGAGATACCTGTTACGGCTTCCTTTACGTTCTCAAAGGACTTTAAATTGAAGTCAATAGATGGATATTACGCTGATTTGAGTTTAGCCAATACCGCCGGGGCTTCGCCTTATGTCAAGGCAGGTATTGAAGACGACATAGCACGGATTACTTACGCGGAAGACAAGACAGCATTAGCCAAATATTTCACGTTAAAGTACTTCCATCCGTTCCCTGGTGATTCGCCTGAAACCATTGCGTTGAAAATGACACAATCATTTACCCCGACGAGTGCGAAGGTTCTGTTTAGCTGCTTTGGGTTTATCTTTGACGACCTGGAAATGGCTAATCCCGGGTTTTTTGAATTGAATCGCAAAGCTCAAAAGGATTTATTAGATAAGAGTGTTTTAGAATTAACACCCGCTCCAGCCCCGGCCCCTGTTTTCAATCCTGTTAAGGAGCCTGTTATTTAGAATGAATCTAAATTCATAACATAATGTACAAATTAAAGATATTTGTATTATTTTAGCCGAAAATTTAGCCATGCTAAGGAGTGAAAAAATACGGGCAATTTTAGCAAATTGTATGCAAATAGATTCAGATCACCAAATTAGGTATGTTGATTACGAAAAAGATCAATTTACTGTGCCGTGCAAATTAACAATAGAACGAATTGAGCGAATAATACATGATAATTCTATTCAGGAAATCAAAATAATAATTAAGCCATGAGAGGAATGATAATTGAAGGAGATCGAAAAGGAGAAAATGCATGAAACAAATTATAATAGTTGATGTTCCGAACGGGTATAAACTTACTCAAGAATTGGCAATATTAGGTGAGTCTGGGAAATTTGATGTTAAAACTGTTAAATATGCCGTATTTACTCTGCCAACGTATGATGAGTCGTGCCAGATTGAATATGAGAATAACCCCAATAAAGTTGGTTCTGATAAAGGAATTAGTTGGATGGAGGGATATATTTTCTGTTATAAATACTTCAAATCCTTACTGCAATGAGGCGGTGTTATTACACATGTGATAAGAAAGCGGGGAGGGTTTTAATTCCAGGTTGTATGTCAGTTGCTTTATCTAATGATATAATGGATTGCACTTGCAAAACTGAATTAACTTTTAATCAATTCGAGAATAAAGAATTTAATAAGATTTTGAATGAAAAACAGAAGTACATTCAGGAACTCGAAAAGGAAATAATTGAATTACATAAATTAAAAAGATGACAACCGAGAAAACATTATCTACATTAGCAAACGAACTTCAAAATATTTGGATAAGGCTGGCAGAGATTAACCCGGCATTATACAATGAGGCTGAAGAAACTGTTACAAGACTTGCAAAACTAAAACAAGAATTAGACTATAAAGATGTATAAAAGAGAGCCGGGGTTTTATTGGGTAAAACATCACTTTAAACAAGAGTGGGTTATAGCTGAATGGTTTGCGGAAAAACCATACGAAGACGCTCTATATTGGGGACTTTCTCATGATGACAGATATTATTGCGATTCTGAATTTGATGAAATCGATGAACGGCGAATTGTCAGGGAATACCCAGGATTAACAGAAGATGAAAAGGCAAATATTGCTGAATATGTCAAAAGTCGTTCAACTGCAAAAGGAATATTAGATTTGTAATGGACATTAAAACCCTCATAGAATCGGAATCCGCCAAAGAAATCAAAGCCTTAGAATCTATGGAGGCTCAATTTGGCAAAGAGGCTATCCGTTTACAGGTCGAACTTTATAACCTACTAAAGGATAAATTCATTGCCTCATTACAAACCGATGAAAACGGCAACCTATTATTCAACTCCAAAAACATTACCCGTGTCAATCAATTAGGCGACACGTGGCAGGCTTTCCAGGATAAGCATTATAAACCCGTTATCCTTGACTTTGCCAAAGATCTGGTTAGTATAGTGGACATTGAGGCCGGTTACTTTATGGCCGTCGGTAAAGAGTTCAACATAGCGATGGACTTTGCTAAAACCACTGATTTAATCTCTAAGCAGATCGGTATTGATATAGCCAAAAACGAGATCATTGAAGGCAGTTACTTAGACAGGTTGACAGCTGGCAGTCAGGTCCGGGATAAGATAGCGGATTTCGTATTGCAAAATGTCAGTGCAAAGTCTTCTTTTGACGACCTCAAATCAGGCTTAGAAACCCTTGTTAAAGGTGACGAAACGGTTAACGGTGCAATGGAGCAATATCTAAGAACTTACGCCTATGACACCTTCAGCAACGTTCAGAGATCGATAGATTTAAATATTGCCGATACTTACGGCCTGACTTCATTTGTCTATTCAGGGGACATTATAAGAAGTACCCGTGATTGGTGTGCGGAAAAGGTTAACGGTGTGTTTACCCGTGACGACCTGGAAGCATGGGCGACTGAAGATTGGGCGGGTAAAAATTGGGATGTCCCGGTTGAAATCTCATTGGGGGGTTATAATTGCAGACATAATTTAATGTGGATACCGGATGAAGCGGTTAGTTATTTAGAGCCTGAAGAATGAAAAAGAAGTGGTTAGATAATGAAGATTGGTTTAATGCACTCAATAATCCTAATCCTGAAAGTTATGTTTATTTTGGGAGTTTAGGTACTTATTGGTCAAAATATAATAATCATTGGATATTTCATTTCTGCAATAGAGAAACTTATTTATCATTGAATTAATGAAAGTATCTGTAATAATTCCCTCGAATCTCACGCCCCGCAAGCATTCAGCAAGCGATCTGGAAAGTAAGCTGATTAGGGCGGTTAATTCTGCATTGAATCAGGATTACAAGGATATTGAGGTTATTGTGGTTGCTGACAATTGTATGCGAACATGGTTTTTAGTTAAAAATCATTTTAATGAGGCTGGTGATGAATTGGTTTTAAAAATGATACCTAAACAGCCCCTATTTTCTGGCAACGTCCGCAATGCAGGCATAGAAGCGGCAACCGGCGACATTATCTGCTATTTAGATGCTGATGATTACCTGGGAACCGATCACGTTTCAACCATAGTAAAACACTTCACCGGGGACTGGGTCTGGTTTAACGATATGACTTTGCAGGGCGACCAATTTAAGGAACGGGAATGCAGTTTGAAGTTAGGTCTTTGCGGCACGTCAAATATTGCTCACAGGCGGGACTTATCAGCTCGTTGGCTAAGTGAAAACCGCTACGGATATGATGATTGGTCATTTATTCAGGAATTACAAAAGGAGTCTCCAGACGGTGTAAAGATCGAAACACCTTCATATGTAGTTTGCCATATACCATTTAAAAAAGGGTACGATGTATGATACTTAATGACCATATATTATTTAAATTAGGGTTTGAAAGAACGGATTACCAAACAAGAACTTGTCAACAAACGCAATACCATAATGGATCAAAATTTAGCCTTGTTATTTGGGGAGGTGATTACGGATGGGTTGTTAATCATATAATTGAAGGCTGTGTTTATACATACGAAGATTTGAAAAGTAAATATTTTGAGGTGACAGGAGAACAATTACCGGAATTAAGTGAGGATGAATTAAAACCACCTCCATATTCAAGAACTATAAGTCTAAACTTAAAATGAAGATTAACCTAATCAGCAATGATAACGGCGTTGGACTTTCGCAGGATATGCGAATCATTAAGGCTATCCTGAAAGGCCATAAGTGCGCTATTGTCGATTTGTTGAAAGGCGACCAACCCGAAAAGGCTGATATTAACATTCATTTCGAGTTGCTCAATAACCTGCATTATAACACAGCCCCGGTTAATCTTTTCTTCCCTAATCCTGAATGGTTTCAATGGCCTGCATTATTGAAAGGCATTGATTTAGTCATGTGTAAAACCCATGATTGCGAACGTATCTTCAAACTTTGGACGGACAAAACCGCCTTCACTTCGTTTACCTCAGAGGACCGCAATACAGGCGAGCGTTCCAGTGAGATAGTCTATTTACATACTGCCGGTCAAAGTGCCGCCAAAGGGACTCAAACGATCTTCCAGGCATGGAAACCGGAATACCCTAAACTGGTCCTGACTAAATTAAGGGATTACAAAGCATTGGAGAAACCGAAAGATAACGTATTTACCTGCTTCGAACGGATACCGATAGACATTTTAAAAGAGTTTCAAAATAAGTGTACTTTTCATGTTTGCACCTCTGAATATGAGGGGTTTGGACATTACATTTGGGAGGCTAAGTCTTGTGGCGGGATTATCATAACCACGAAAGCGCCTCCGATGAATGAAATGGTAACGGAAAAAGACGGCTTTTTAGTGACTTCAGGACGTTCACGAAGGTTTAACTTTGGCCGGTTACACATGATTGAGCCTAAAGCCTTACAAGAGGTTATTGAGCAAACTATGTTATTAACTACTAAGCAGATCAAAGAAATGAGGGCGGCAAGCCGGGAAAGTTGGGAGGTGAATGATAAGTTTTTCAGGGATAAATTCTTAAAGATAATTAGAGGGTATGATGTATAAACAAGATTTTAAAGACATTTGGAGATATAGTTTTCCAGAAGCTATATTGGTTTTATTTTGTTTAGTTGGCGTGATATTGATTTTAATTAAATTGTATGTATCATGATTAATCAACTTTGGACAATGTGTTATCCAATCAATAAAAACTGGCTTATGAGTCCATATTATTTTACAGGATATAATTATTGGAATAGTACAATACATAGTTTAGGATATTATTTTGGTGATATTTGGATTTCATTAAATTAGAACATAAAGATTAATAATAAATAGTTATGCCTGACATGGAAGACAGTTTTTTAGCGATGTACGAACGCTGCAAACCGTACACGATGACCTCAATAGAGCGGATGTATGCTTTATTCAAGGCTATTGAGTACATCTGTAAGAACAATATTGTAGGTGATTTCGTCGAGTGCGGCGTCTGGAAAGGGGGCAGTTCAATGTTGGCGGCTTTGTCCTTTGAATACTTTGGGAAGTCTAATAAAGAACTTTGGCTTTATGATACCTTTGAAGGTATGCCGCCCGCTACTGACTTAGATGTGAGTTACCAGGGTAAACAAGGAAAGGATTATAACGGGGACATGATCGGGACGTTAAAGGAAGTTGTTGATAACATGAATGCAGTAGAATATCGTAATATATTTCATTGCATAATAGGCAAAGTGGAAGATAATATTCCAGGTGAAGCCCCTTATCGGATCTCTTTATTAAGATTAGATACTGATTGGTACGAATCCACTTTACACGAATTGAGACACCTTTACCCGCTGTTAATCAGTGGTGGGGTGCTTATCATCGATGATTACGGACACTGGCAAGGAGCAAGGAAAGCCGTTGATGAATACTTTGCCGGGTTGGGAGTGTTTCCTTATCTTCACAGGATAGATTACACAGGTAGAATTTACATTAAACCTTAAAATATGATTTATACTATTGATGAAATAGGAAACATACTTCAGGACATATTGAAAACTGGAGGTAAAAATGGGGAATTTTCAGTTTCATTTGATTCAGATAAAGAATCTTCTGATTTTGTTCTTGATATTGTTGGTGAATTTAAGCGAAGAATTGATAAATCTATATATGTTAGTGATGAAATGTTGATGTCGCTAGGAAAAATGACAAGATTTGCAAACAGGATGAAAAATAACCATCCCGATTTAGTAAGTGATTTTGTGAGTAAACAAATTAATGAAGCTATGAATTTGATTAGTAAAAATTCGACAATTAAAGATAGTGAGATTCCAAGACATCAATAAGCCATGAAACAGCTTGTTTATTTAACGGTTTTCGGACAGGAATACATGGATCAATTTAAAATCTGTCTGGAAGGCTTAAAACGCTGTCAGGTGGATATCGCTCTAATCACGGATCAGTACTTTTCAGATGAAAGGGTACAAACACATAAAATCCAGCCCCCGCCCGATAAACTTCATATCTGCCAAATGAGGGTAGAATTTCAAAGATACATCGACATAAAAGATTATGACAGGGTTTGGTATATGGATTGCGATTTCCTTATCTTTGAGGACATATTCTCTAAGTATGCCGATTCAGAAACCATTTGGCTTAATTCAGAGCCGGGGCAACTGTTAGGTAATATGGAGTTTGGGCAGTTCTTTAACAAAGACCTTTCACCTTTGGAACGCTCGACTTATCACAATAGCGAAGCGATTTCAGGCGGGATTTATTCCGTTCCGAAAAAGTACTTTAATTATTTCGAGTTCTTAAACTTGTCAGTTCAGGCGGCCTGGGTGCGCTGGTTTAATATGTGGGGTGTTGAACAAATGGTTATGAACTCCATATTTTTGAGGTATCAGGAATCATGGCCGATGCGATTACTTTCACCTAAAGACGTTGGATTTCTTTGCCCCCGGCGTGGAGGTGTCACAGGTGAAGAAATGGCGGTACATTTCACTTTATATCAGGATAGAATGAAACCAATCTGGGAGGCTTATGAAAACAGTTGAAACCCGCATTGACTTTTTTAAGAAGCACCCCGGCATGGTAATGGCTGAATTAGGCGTTTTCATGGGTCACTTTAGCCGGGAACTAATGCTTTGTAATCCCGAAAGATTGATATTAGTTGATATTTGGGAGGGGCCGATGTCTTCAGGAATCAATGATGATGATAAACAAATCATAAGAATACCGGATATGTCAGTAGTTTACAAAGACATAATGAGAGAGTTTGAATTTAGCACGCCAAATGTTCATGTCATGCGAATGACATCAACTGATTTCCTTTCCGATATTGATGATAATTGTTTGGATTGCGTTTACATCGATACCGATCACGCTTTTGAGCAAACCCGGAATGAGTTGAATCTAAGCCGGGAAAAGGTGAAGTCGGGCGGATGGATAACCGGACATGATTATAATATTTCAAGCGTACAGGTGGCAGTCGATTCGTTTTGCCAGTTAAACAATTTACAGATCAATTATTTAAGTAAGGATAAATTCGTGAGTTACTACATAAAAAACTTAAAATGAATCTGGACACAATAGCACGTAAGTACAAGTCAGATAAATGCTTTCGGGGTGGCGGGAGTCACAATTACACGCCGTTTTATGACATGATCCTAAAGGGCAGGGACATTAGAACCATGCTTGAAATAGGCGTTTATCAGGGTGAATCTTTGAAGATGTGGCGGGAATACCTACCTAAAACAGGTATTTATGGTTGGGATATTGTACCGGGTGAAAGCGATGATTTTAATTTATTCACTATAGATCAGGGCAAAGAAGATTTAATCAATGAGTTTTTTGAAGTTCATCCTGTTAATTTCGACTTTGTAATCGATGACGGAAGCCATAAATATGAAGATCAAATCGTAAGCCTGTTTAATATATGGCCTCACCTTAATGCAGGCGGGGTTTATATCATTGAAGATATGTGGCATGATTTGTTTGATTGCTTCCTTTTAAGGGCTTTTAAAGGCGATTATTATGATAAAATTGATTGGAGAATTAAAGAGATAGTAGGGCCGGAAAAGGTCAAATCCTTACTTGAAACCCTTATTTGTGTGCAAAAGAATAACGTTGTTTTCTCGTCTTCAGATGATAAAACCGATCACATATTTTATACATTCTACAAATGAAGCAAGTTATTGTCTTTCCTTTCTTTGGCGAAAAGTACCTGAATCAGTTTAAGGTCTGCGCCAAAACCATCCCTTCAGATTGGAACGTGGTTGTTATCACCGATCAAAACTACTTAGAAGATCGATTCACCGTCCTGCGTGTGGACACGCCTGTGAGCGCTTACGACTGCATGACCTTTCGTAAACGTATTCCTGAGTTTGTCAATATCGATGACTTTGATAGGGTCTGGCATTGCGATCCCGACGTACTATTTACCGGGGACTTATTGGAAAAGTATTCAAATCCGCCCTGGGATAAGTACATAATAGTAAGTGAGGAACCGATGACGCGGATAGACTGCCCGGAAATGGGGATGGCCTTTAATGCTGATGAACTTGAATTTATGGTATTAAATCACTATCCGGCAATTAATGGAGGCTTGATCGGAGTGCCAAAATCACTTATTGAATTTTGGAGGATGTATGATTATCATATTGATCATTTTCATAGCGGACATCCTAATGTTATGTCCTGCGATCAGCAAGTTTTAAACCTGCTATATCATGTGGAATTTCCCTATTTACCACAATTAACTTTTGCCCTGACTGATTTGGAAGACGTAGGTTTCCCGACACGCGGCACTCACGGGCAAATGATGAATCACTACATAGGGGCAAATTTGCCTGACAAGGATAAGATAATGGAAGCGGACTTAAACTTTTGATTATGGATATTTCAGTTTTAAAATTTATACAAATAATTCGCAATTCTTTTATAGGAGCTGACAAAGTTTATACAAATGGATCTTGTTATCAATTTTATAAAATATTAAAATCAGTATTTCCACAAGCTAAAGGATATTATAATGTAGACCATGTAATTACGGAAATTAATGGTAAATATTATGATATAACTGGAGAGGTAAAAAGGGATAACCATTTACTAATTGATGAACATTTTTCTCATAAGAAATTAAATAAATTAAAATTTAAAATCGAGATATTTGATGAAGAAATTATTGCTGAAATGAAAGAAAAATTAAAATTAAAGTGATGGATATATGTGTAACACCGGGTCATTCACGCCCTGAAATGTTTGAAGTATGGTCTGAATTGGTGCAAAAATGCACCGGCGCAAGGGACATATTTTTTCTCTTTTGCCTGGATCATGGGTATGATACCCGCTATTTAGACTTAATTTATAAGTTCCCGTTTGAATGTTCTTATATTGAAATGCCGCAAAGTCATTACACGTTAGGCAAACAGAGTAATAACGTTCTGAATGGGATGTGTGCAGCTGCCCGCCATGCTGATAACTTGGTCTATTACTTGGAGGAAGATATATTCCCGGGCGTGGACTTCTTTAGATGGCATCAGGAAATCCACAAGCGGGAGAAAGAAATATATTGCTCTATTGCAACCCATTGTAATGATACTCATTATGATTTTGATATTGTCCCCTCGAATTACTACCTGACTTCGGAGCCGGATTACCAAAGCTGGGGCAGTTGCTTCAGAAAAGAAGTGATCTTAGAAATGATTTACCCGCACTTTAACGACAATTATTTAAACAACCCAACTGGATATTGTTTGAAGCATTTTAACTCTTATTTAGGCGGTAGATTCACCGAACAGGATGGGCTGATTAAAAGGATATTAGAGAAAAGCGGGATGCAGGTCGCTTATCCCTGCTATCCTTTCGCCTTTCATGCAGGGTTTTACGGGTATAATCGCCAGGCTCACATTATGAAACTACCTTATGAAGAAAAGTTAAAGCTAATAAAAGATACCGTCTTTGATATTGAGGTAATGCTAAAAGCATCCGCCCCGTTTACTGATAGCGTCCCGGTTGACTTAGAAACGAAATTCAAAATCTTGCAAAAAGTGACGGTTGAAAAAATAAACTAAAGAAATAGTTACAAAAACTTGACATCTATACAATATGTTATTATCTTTGTATTCGAAATATACGTGCTTTTGATGATTGAGGTGCAACTAATAACGAACCGTGCTGCCGACTCTACCGAGAAAAACAGGCTCACCAATCAATCCGGTGTTGGTTGCCCTCTTTCTAATTATTAAAAAAATGCCAAAAGAAAAAGGACTTTATAAAAGTTTGGACATCTCGAAAATCCTTTATCGCACCACGATAGATCATTTTATGTTTGCTCACGTTATCGGGTATTCTAAAAACTCTCTTATCCCTGTCTTACAGGTTACAGCCGGCATCCGGTCGTTTATGGATACCTTCGGATTTGAAGAGGACGACTACCCGCTAAACTCAGCAATCATAACCTTTTATCGGATGTTAGAGGAAGCGCGGACGGCTAAAGAATTAACCCTAAAAGAATTTAAAAACAATGAGATACGTAAACACGAAAACGGGAGCTGAAACGAATGAGTTTTCTCAGGCAACCTGGGATTCAGGCGTTCCGCAACGGGCGGGATGGATTGAGACATCAAAACCGTCAAAGACGACGCCAAAGGATATTGTTAATTTTGTCTTTAAAAAGAAACCGGTTGAAGAGGCGAAGCCAAAGGAACTGATCGACTTTGAGGTGAAGCCAAAGAAATACGCAAAAGATAAATCAATGGAAATAGCACCCCCGGCAATAGAGGAGGTTGAAATACTGGAGGTAAAACAGAAAGTAATCCCTTTGATTAAAAAGGATAAAGTAGCGAAACCTAAAACAAAGAAAAATGATAATCCAAAACAAAAACGACGGGCATCAGGAAATCGTAACGCCTGAATACTGGGAGAAAATCAAAGAACTGGGCTTCCAAAAAGACTGGATGGTAATCTCCAATGAAGCCGTAACAGCCCCCAAAAAGACCATGCCTAAAGAATTAATCGATTTTAACACCGTAATTAAAAACAAGAAAAATGGATCAAAAGGAAGCAACATTGTACCAGGCGACAAAGATGTTCAACTGGACGGAGACGGAAGCGAAGGAAAGACTGTTTGAAGGCGACGAACTGAAAGAGGATTACGTTGATGTACTACTGGAAGCTGACAAACTCAGGGTTGCCAAGCTAAAGGAAGACCGAACCAAACAGCATGATTTAGGCTATAAGAAGGCTGAAGCCGAATTTAAGACCTTTGCCGAAACCCGGTTTAAAGAGTTGACAGGTTACAACGGGACTGAAGCGACCTTTGACGAAATGTTCAAAGCCTGGAGCGAAACCGAAAAGAAGAAATGGCAGAAAAACATTGAGGTCAACGAAGATCAGGTAAAGAAGCACCCGGCATACATCGCACTTGAAACTACCACAATACCAAAACAGCAATTCGATGATTTACAAAAAGCCTTCGATGAATTTAAAACCGGCCAGCAGAAAGCCCAGGTCATGGGTGTGGTTACAAGTCGCGCCTGGGATGTGGTCGCAGCAGCTAACCCAATCTTGTCCGAGAACCAGACAGTGGCTGAAAACCGCAAGCGTGACTTCTTATCCAAGTTTTCAGGCTACGAGTATGAGTTGACCGATGACAATAAGATCATTGTTTCAAAGGACGGCAAACGGATTGAAGACGAACACATGAATCACAAACCTTTTGAGGCCTTTGTGATGGATCTAGCTTCTGTTAATTTCGACTTCCAGGCACAAGGTGAAAAAGGCAATGCTGGGAACAAAGACAAAAAACCCGGGGACGTGGTTGTAATCACAGACAAGCCAACGACTATCCAGGAACGGAATGCAGCCCTTGCAAAGTGGAACGGGGCCGGGGATGAAGCAGCTAAAATGCGTATCGCGATTAACAATTATTACAAAGAACATAAAAAAGATTAGATTTTACTTGACTTTTAACTAAGTTTATAGTTATCTTTGCAGAAACTTGCGGTGAGTTAACCGATGTCAGTTTGCCGGTTCTTAAAATCGGATGATATATTTACCTTTAAAATCTTAAAATATGTCAACAACTGCCGGTGCATTTACCGAAACTGTTTTAAATGACATCCGTGTTAAAGCGGATGAACTCATGTTTGATGATCGCATCAAACTGCAATTTACCCCACAAATTGACATCTTAAAAGCTATCCAGGCCGTTCAAACGGCTAAAATCACTCCAAAATTCATGCAACTAAAGCAGTCTAACGGCGGCTCAAAGAAGTATGATGTTGAGGTGGAGTGGGAAAACGCTTGCGAAATAGTCGCACAGGATTGTACGGTCTGCGAAATTGACGGCGAAAAGCTGTCAACTAATTTGCAGCATTATTCCTTAGACCTTTGTAAAGAGGTCGCCTTCCATGTCGATGAATATGATCATGTCGATAATGACTTCGATTTTATCACTTCCTTCGCTAAAGGGTTCCTTCGTGCTGACAAGCAGTTAGCTGAAGCTTTGGCCGCTTATGCCGTTGCCGTCCTGAATACCAACAAAGGAGTTAATGTGTTTGCAGGCGCGCCCGGTGTGGTTTCTGGCTCCGATACCTACCTGACCGCCCCTTATTGGGGTCCTGGCCTGATGGCTTATTTGATGCAGGTAAAGACCATGAATCAGTTCACCAATCCTGTGCTGGCATCCGGGGCTAATTTCTTCCAGGATTACTTTATCGTAAACAACCAGTCGGGTAATGTGAACGCTCCGCTTTATGGAACGTTCCCGATTTTCTTTGACCAGTTCAATATCGACACGGTAAACACGCCGACTTTGATTACTTACATGATCTCCCAGGGCGCACTTGCTTTGGGTAATCGTACCTACAACCCGGCAATGGAAATCAACGACGGTGCAAACTGGAAACGTTGGACTGTCCCTTCGAAGCTGGTTCCCGGAATCGTTTATGATGGATTCTACAAACAGAGCTGTTCGAATGACCTGATCAAACATGATTTCAAGTACAAAATGACGGCTGATGTTTTAGTCAACCCTGCAGGATGTACTGCCACGAATACCGGAATTTTAACCTTTATCTGCGGCGCACCCGCAACTTAATTTTCCTTTCTTCCCCTTTCAATTAGCCCGGCAATAGTCGGGCTTTTTGCATTCTAACATAATGTATTATTATTTCCTTTTTTGGCTTTGTATCTTTGCTAAAAAATGATATGTCCTCACTTAATTTCCCTTGCTACGATAACATAATCGGTCTTTACCAGGGTTCTTGCGATTGTTACGACCCAGCCCCGACTGACTTTAACGAATCGGATTCCGGCCTTTATATCTCTGACCTCCTGGAGCCTAAACTAATCGACGGGCTTTTAAATTGCGATCAGGGGGCTTCAATTTGGGATTTAATGGAAATTGTCAGGGATTTATCGATCAGGTATTTTATAGCTGAATCCAACGCCCTGTTAATGAAGCATAACAAGCTGCAACGTACACCTTTTTACGGTGGAATTGGCAGTTCTACTTACACAAGAGATTTAACGATAACAAACGGGTATTACGCGGGCGTAAGGATTATTTCGCCCTTAATCCGGTCGGGGTTTTTGAAGATCAAGAAAATAGGGCTACTTTTAAATACTACTCAGGCCTTAACGGTATGGATTTACAATCGTAACGGTACGCTTTTACACACATTAACCCTGAATGCAACGGCCAACGTACACACTATAAATACGATAACTCCGATCACCTTACAGCTTTACGATTCGTACCTGGATTACATGGAGTATTACTTTGTTTACCAGGTGAACGGATTTGAGCCTAAAAACAACGGATTAGTAGGGTGTTCAGCTTGTCAGAAGTCAGTCCCGGCGTGGTTTGACTGGAGTCAGTACCCTAAACTGCCCTGGCATAACTGGATAAATGTCGGCGGGTTCACATCTAACGGCCTTCCTGACTTTGATTCGACCGCGCAAGGAACTCAAACGTTAAACGGGATGACCTTTGATATTGAAATCGGTTGTTTGGTTAACGAAGTCTTCTGCAAAGATGCTTTAGATTACGAAGGTAACACTTTAGCACAGGCTATGGCTATCGCGATACAGAAACTTTCAGCGGCTTTGTTTGTCGATAAAATCCTGACTTCGCAGAACCTTAACCGTGCGATCATGATCGACAGGGAGCAATTAGCTAAGTCAGCGGTTGAATGGCGGGCAACTTATAACGAAATGATAAATTATATTGTGGATAACATCGATATTGAGGCAAACGACTGCTTTGAATGTAAGGACATGATTGACATGATTAAAGTTGGTATTTTCTCATGAAAGATTTAGCAGGAAGATTGAACAACCTTTCGCAGCAAATTAATGCTGAATTCCCTCAGTGGGCTTCCGTTGCTTTGGGAAATACCGCTTTAGCCATGCTTAAACAAAGAGTGGTTAATAAGGGTATCGCTTCGGATGGATCTTCATTCAGTCCTTATTCAAGTAAACCTACTTTAGTCGGGGCTAAATCTTTCAGAACCCAGGCGGCGGCGCAATCGGTTTTCGGCTCAAAAGATAAGCGTAAAAAAATGGAATGGCAAACCATTAACCGGGGCGGATCTTCCTTTAGGCTTGCTATTTTACCTGGAGGGTATAAACAGATTCGAACAATTGAAGGCTCCCAGGTCGCTCATAAATCATTTCTAAGGTCGGGTGAAATGTGGATAAGTATTCACACCCAGGGAACAAGGCAGGAAGGATCAGGGAAGTTTATCACCACAGTGGGGACGGAAAACGACCTGTCTAATCGTAAATTAGAGGGCAACGAAAAAAGAGAGGGTAAAGAGATTTTAGGTGTTACTCAACAGGAAGAAATCAAACTGACTGAAATACTGGATAAGTATGTAACTAACTTCATTCAAAAGGCTTTCAATGGTTAACACAATAGTAAATAAAATAGTTCAGGAAATCACTATCGACCTTCCATTTGTGGATAAAATCACAGGCATAGTGAGGGCTGCAAAAATACAGGATAGTCAGGGAAATATTAAGACTATCCCGATAGCCTATAATAGCAACCCGACAACGTGCAACGATTCTGAATTGATTGATTTCGGCCCGGATACAAGTAAAACCTCAATTATCTACTTTGAAGATCGAGGGACGCAAATGAATAAAATGGAAAATTCGTCCATTTATTTCACTTCTAATTTCACTTTGGTTTGCTGGTTTAACTATCTAAAAGTCGATCAGACCCTCACAAACACCTCACAGATCACCGCTAACCTTCTTAAATATTTACCTGAAGTGATAGGTAACATTTCGCCTTTAATCGGCGTGGTGCTGACTGTAACAGGCCAACAGGCAAACGACGGCTCAGTATTCTCAAAGTATTCCTATTTTGAAGAAATCAGTCAGTATATAACTTATCCTTATGGGTATGTAGCTTTAGATTTACAAGCGGAATACAGGGTAAGAAAAGAGTGTGTAGCGGACATAGTAATCGATGCGGCATTATGTTAGAATTTATCATATCGGTTTTCTTTTGTGTAGCTATTGCGGTAGTTTACACTGAGGTATTGACAGATTCAGGCATGATTTTAGACTTTTGGAATCGCTTTCTGCATAATAACATTAAAAAGGAATGGATTTTAAAGCCTTTAATCGATTGCGTTTATTGTTTCGGAGGTCAGCTTGCTCTATGGTCGGGGTTCTTTATCTGGAATGATTATAAATTACTTACTCACTTTCTGTTTATTGTAACGGTATTATTTTTCATTCACATTTATAAATTAATATGGAATTAAAACACATAGATTTAAAGTCGAACATCCTGCCGGCTAACGGCGTGGATTATGAGATTAAATACTCCCTTACGGTTGACCGTTGGAAGACTTACGAAAAACTCCAAAATCATTTTGCCTTTGGTTTAGCTTTTGACGAGATAGAAAAGAAGCTTTCAAACTCAATAGATTTTGCTAACCAGGGCAAAGGCATTGAGGCGTGGAATATTATCTATAATCTCAGGGAGGGAATAGCTTATCGCTTAGAGGATAGACAGCACCCGGCCCTACTTTTATGCAGCCTGTTTATCACAGCCCCCGGGGAGGACTTAACACAATGGAATGAAGCCGATCAAAATAAAAAGATAGCGGACTGGAACGCGGAAGGGTATGACATTAACGATTTTTTTCAGTTAGCCTCAAACTTGGTAAAGAACTTTCTGCCAATCTACAAAGAGATTTTCCCAAATATTTCCCAAAAACCGAAGGGGGAGAAAGTAAGACATACCGGCAAGAGGCAATAGAGATAGACGCGTTTTGGAACGACCTTCTTTTGAGAATGGCACAAAGCGGAATGATGAGTTATAAAGAGTTGAAAAGTTTGGACATAAAAGAGTTTTTTATTACGTTGGTAAACTTTGAAAAGCAAATTGAGCAAACAAAAGAATTAAATGGGCGTAGCTAAACTGGAAATATCGAGTAATATTCAGGACTTATTAACTAAAGTTGATGGGCTTAGTGGAAGCATGAAACACCTCACCAATGAAACTGAGCAATATACCCAGCGGAGTAATGGGGCGTATAAAAATGCTGCCACATCTATCGATACGATAAATAAAGGCATAAAATTATATGAAGGGAATTTGAAGAAATTAACACTTGAATATTTACAGTTAAGTTCAAATTCAAGCAAATTAACCAGTTCAGAAAAGAAACACTGGCAGGAGGTCAATGATAAAATCAATGAAACAAAGAAAAACATTTCTGAATTAAAGAGTCGACAGGCTGATTTAGGAGGCGAAACATCAAAAGGGGCTGCATTATTTTCAAAATTAGGCGGTATTATGGCGGCTACATTTGCAACAGGCGCGATAATAAATTATTCTAAAGAAGCATTAGAATTGGCTGGTAGAGCAGAAGGGATTGAAGAGGCTTTTAGGAAATTGAATGACCCAGCCCTTTTAGATAAATTAAGGGAAGCGACCAGGGGGACTGTGTCCGATGTTGAGTTAATGAAGAATGCAGTAAAGGCTAATAATTTTAAAATTCCACTTGAACAATTAGCAACGTTTTTTGAATTTGCGACAAAGAGAGCAGCTCAAACTGGAGAATCGGTTGATTATTTAGTTGAATCAATTATTTTGGGCGTAGGAAGGAAGTCGCCTTTAATATTAGATAATTTGGGTATTTCGGCAATAGCATTGAGGGAGAAATTCAAAGGCGTAAGTGTTGAATCTGCTTCAATCGGTGATGTATCTAAGGCGATGGGTGAATTGGTTGAGGAAGAGTTAACAAAAATGGGTGATGTTTCGTTAACCACGAAGCAAAAAATGGAACAATTAAAAGTCAGCACTGAAAGCATAAAGGAATCATGGGGCAAGGTAGTTGTCGAAATAGTAAGGAGTGACCTCGGAAATTGGTTTCAGGATACGCTTTCAAAAATAGCAGGTGGGTTAAAGATAATAAATGAATTGGGTGCTGATGCTGCTGATTGGGGGTTATGGAGAAATATCTGGAGGGGGAGTGATGCACTTAATGGCCTGGGCGATCAGATGGATAGATTTAATGAGGGGTTAAAATCAGGTACTGCTGAGATGACGCGAAGGCTTGAATTAAGCGATAAACCAATTAATGAGATAAAGCAAGGGTTAATAGATGCCGCTGAAGCAAATATTAAATTCAATGAAGAAAATAAAAACTTCGCAGCTTTACAATACTGGAAAGCATATAAAAAATCCGTAGAAGAATATACAAAAACAACTAAGGATGCAAACAATACGATAATTGAGGAGGTTGTTTCTTTAGATTCTTTAAAGGCAAAATTAGCAGAAGTTGAAAAGAAGCAAAGTTCAGCGCCTTTAGCACAATTTCACACTTTCGATACGGAGATTAAATTATTAAAAGAACAGATTGCTTTATACGAAAAGAAAGACAAAGCGGCGGCGAAAACGGCAAGCACTATTGAGCAGAACCTTGAGAGTCTTCAGAGCTGGATCGATAAAGAGAACAAATTAACCTTTGATGTCGAGTTGGGTGTAGGCGGGACGCAAACGGCGGAAGAGTATCAAAAACAGATCGATGAAAACCTGAAAGGCTTTGACCTTACGATGTCGGTTACACCTGAATTTTCGACGGATGACTCCGCAGAGGCGCAGGCCTGGGACGACGCTTATGATTTGATGCAGGATAACTTAGCGGGATTTGAGCAGGCCCAACAGGAAGCCTGGAAGAAAATGAAAAAGTTTGCTGAAGATCATCCACTTGCGGAGGCTATGGGGTTTGAAAACGAAGAGCAATTAGAACAAGCTAAAGATTACGCCGGGCAACTTTTAGACTTCGCTAATCAAATTATCGATCAGCAAGTACAAGCGACTGAAAGACTCGTCGAAGATCAAAACCAACGTATTGAAGAACAGCAATCCTTAGTAGATAAAGAGTATGCCGATAAACAGGCAGGGCTTGCTAATTCGTATGAACTTGAGGCCGCTAATTTAAAGAAGATGCAAGCCGAAAGGGATAAGGCCATCAAGGATAGGGAGCGCATGATTAAGATTCAGCAAACCATGTCAACGGTTGAATCAGGGATCGCTTTAGTATCGGCTGCGGCTAATATTATTAAAGGCTTCAGTTCTATCCCGGTCGTCGGGGTTGTTTTAGGTTTGGCGGCGGTCGCGGCTATGGTAGCCGGGTTTATCCTGATGTCAAACAAGGCCAAAGACGCGACTAAAATGGAACATGGAGGCCGGGCTAAGTACGGTTTGTTAGACGGGAAACGACATACACAGGGAGGTATTGATATTAATGCTGAAGAAGGGGAGTTCTTTGTCAATCGCAATTCAACGGCCAAACATCTGCCACTTTTGGAGGCCATCAATAGGGATGATAGAGAGTCAATGAAGCTATACTTTGACCGCAATTTTATGGCCAAATATCCAGAACGTCAGAACGAAAAAGACTATACTAGACATCTTCAGGAAATTGCCAGGAATACAAGAGGCAAAAAGGAAACAATTTACGGCCCTGGGTTTATTCGTGAACAAATCGGAGGTTATACTAAAATCATTCATCTCAATTGAACTACAAGTTCTACATATATAAACAAGCTATCTTAACGAGTTCTTTCGATAAGTACGATTTAACCCACTATTCGTTATTTAGACAGATTACAAATAACGCGCAATGGAAGCTGAAGATTGAACGCGATAACGATTTCCATTCCGTTATGAGAACCAAATTCAGCGGTAATATCTCTGTTTCTGGTGACGACTTTACCGCCCTGATCGCTTTGGAAGGCTCCCAGCTTCAGTATTGCGTAGTGATACATAGACAATGCGCGGGCGTATGGAGTGAACTATGGAAAGGATATTTTTCTTATTTTGATTATAAAGTCGATTTAGACCGCTGTCAGCTATCTTTTGAGCCGTCGCCCTTTGACATTTACACGCCGGTTTACGATCAGATGGACATTGAAAGAAATGTCTTGGTGGCAGATCCAGGTTGGGCAGTAACAATGGATGGGTTTAGCTTTCCATCAGAAGAAGTGTCTTATTCAGAAATAACCAATAATTATACAGTATTTCCACTGCCATTATCATCATTATTTGTTGAATATACGCATGATCCAGTAAATTACCCTCCAGGGAATTGTTATTATTTCTATTCATATTATAGTATTATCGTAGCCCATCATCAGTATTATGATGATCATCTTAATACATACACTTATAAACGTGATTATAGTTTTACAAATTCTAATCTTCCAGGTGGCGAGCCTCCAGGAACGAATTGGGTTTTAGACCCTCTACTTCCAGGCCCAGGTGAATATTCCCCAGGTATTTATAAATGGGTGCGGCCTATTGGTAATTCAGTATCAACAAATTATGTTTTTGGCCCTAATTTTAATCCAAGAACCCTAACATTACAATTGCCAAATACTTTGCCGATAATCCTTTTGGGTTGTCTTCCTTTAAAAGCGATATTGGAATATTTTGCTACATTTTTTGAATTAACGTATGTTTCTGACTTTTTCAATAATGATCCGTGTCCAATGGGTGGCAATACATTAATTGAAACAATGTTAATGCAAATATCTAATATGAAAGCGGAGTTAGGTTGGGACACTGCGACTAAGGGAATGATGAAATTGAAAGATTTGTTAGCCTGGATTCGTGACACATTTAACGTATATTGGTACATAGATTCATTAGGTAATTTTAGGTTAGAACACCGCAAATATTTTGATCAGGGTTTATCTTACACGGCTTACGCCCCTGTTATTGAATTGGATTTAAACCTTTATCCTGAAAACATAAAACACTTAAATAAATACGAATGGAGCAAGCCATCTTTAGTTAGGTATGAAAAGTTAGTAATCCAGTATTCTAATTTTACGGATTGGGTTAATGCCGGCATAGAATATACGCAGTTATCTATTTTGGGCAATGCTGAAAAATCAATAAATGTAGAATGGGGAACGGATTTGATTTCCATGTACGAGGACAGGGTTGATCTTCCTGATAATGGTTGGGTACTTTTGAACACATACAGGCCTGCGGGGTGGGTTGATCATACTAAGGTGGTGAATGAAACTGGGGCAATCACAGGGGCATCTTTTCAGAATGCAAGGTTTTCAACTGCGAACTTAATGAGGGACTTATGGACATGGGGGCGGTTGCTCCCTACCGGGAATGTAAACGGGGTGTTAACGACATTTGGCAGTTATCAGAAATTGAGAAAACAGGTAGAACTTACCATCCCGCAATGCTGCCAAGATTTAGACTATAACGGTTTATTTCATACCGATTTAGGGAACGGATTAATTGATAACGCGGAATACGACGGTAAAACCGGAGATTTAAAAGTAAACTTGAAATATGAGTAATCTATCAAACGGGCTGCCTTTAGGGCTTAGGATGTATGATTCGGAAGATCAACTTTCTAAGGAGAAATATACTTGCTTAAAAGGGGTTTCACACCAGGAATACCAATACACGGATGCGTGTAGCGTGCCTCCGTTTCAAGTTATCCGGGCCTCGAGTCCGATTACCACGTTTAAAATATATATTATTTGCGTGGGGACACAGGAGGAGTTTGATATGAGTACGTATTGCGCGGCTATGGTTGCTAATTTAGAGGTGCATTCCGTTGGGTTGAATGATTATATCGTTTACCCTTCTACGCACGCCTGCTGCAATCTTACCATATTTGACGTTAGGGCTTTATGTACGATAAGACTCGAAGAAGTCGGAGGCACGGGTAAATGGTATTCAGAAGAGTTCTACTTAGACCCGTCCGGAGTTGAAGTAGTTGGTGAGGCTTATAGATTATGGTCAATGGCCGGTATAAGGACTGTTGATTTAACCGATTTAAGAATACACGAATGAACGCAGTAAAACGTCCGTGCGGGTGCGGCAAAAAGAAACCCGTTGAAACTTTAAAACCTTTGGAAAATGGCAAACAAACTGATAAGCCAGCTGACAGCGGCGGCGGCTAATTTACAGGATATAGACTTAGCTGAACTGCAAGTTAGCGGGGAACCCTTTACCCGTAAAATGACAGGCCTTCAGTTTAGAGGCGTGGAGAAACTCGAGCGCGAAACCCAGGATAACGTAATTGAGGCGGGGGCCGGGTTGAATGCAAACGGGACTTTCACCGCACCCGTTAATTCGTGGAACTTACGGGCGGCTGACTTTGCTGCCGGATGTACTGATCGCGGGGGTGCAACAGGTGCTTTAACTGAGAGTATCTTAAACGGGCTTCGTTTATTGGATGCTAAAATCCAAGCCGTCGGGTCAGGGAATTATACGATCCTAAAGGCTAATCTAAATGCTGACACAACTTTAACATCTATTGTCCCGGCGGGATATATGCTTAGTTACGTAGTCTTTTTAGAGAAGTCAGGTACGTTGCCGATTCTTGACTTAGGCACGACTTCAGGCGGCAATGAGGTATTTTTAAACCAGGCCTTAAACACATCAGCCCTAACGACTATCGTAATCCAACGGGTTTTTTCCCTAAGTGCTGTTACTACCTTATACCTGAATGATGACGATGCAGGCTCAAATTGGAACGGGTCAACGGTGGATGCTTACTTTGTAATGACCCCGATTTTAAGCGGTACACTATCGGCCGGAGTGGTTTCAATAGGATATTATACGGGGGCTTATGGCATGACCTCGCCTCCGACGAATGCGGAAATAGTCGCTGTTATAGGCGCGGCAAGCAATTACGCGGCAGGAAGTGTCTTCATTATTAGAGATACGACATGGGCTGGCGATTCAGCTTTCGTTATGTCAAATGGAACGGCATGGCAAGTTAATAATGCAATCTTTACACCAGCTTTATAATGGCAAGCTATATAAAATTTCAGTGGTGGAATGATACAGATTTAGGCGATGTCCTTTATCAGTTCGGTTATAAAAACCGGATGTCTTTAAACGTGGAAATCGAAAAACCGGAATATAACACCACGATCGAAGCCGAACAAAACGGGGACAATGCCGAAATCACTAAGTTTAGAAAGTGGGAAAAGGTACGAAAGTTTGAAATCTATATGCAGGAAGACTTAGTGGACGCCTTTACTTTCATGGCTATTCATGATAATATTGAAATCACATTAAGAACGGGCGAAGTCTTGACAGTGGCAAAACATACGATGAGGGTGGAGCCTTCCTGGGAAGAAATCGGATGTCTGGCTAAGTGTGTCATTTCGTTTACCGTTGATTATGTCGTCGCAGGGAGTTGCAACGAGAATATGGATTTAGGCTGTTTGTGTGCCACTTCAGCGGGGGACTTTGAATATATCATTGAGTATTCATCCCTGACAGGTGAACCCGACGGCACGACAGTTTTGGCCTGGACCGTCGCAGACATAGCAGGTAAGAAATACACGGCTAAACGTTACCAGTTTTCTTACGCCCAAAGTACATGGGTTGAATTGGTAACGGATCAATACGCCTGCTATGAGAACCAGGACGACGGCACGACATGGATCTTCGACGGGCAATATTGGTATCTATCCCCAGGGTTTATCACTTCGTTGGTTCAACCCGCCGGGCCTGGCGATAATCATGTCACGGTCAAGGGGTGGGTTTTACCCGGTGCTTTCTGTACGGTCTGGTATATCGATCCGATCCTGGGTAACGTCGATGCCGGTGATTACACCGCCGATCAGTTAGATGTAGGTATTTCTATAAACCCGGATCAAGACGGTAATTGTGTCGTTTGGCTTGCAGTCTGGAATCATTCATGCGATTATAAGTCAACGGAAACGGCAAGCATAGTCATAACTTAAATTTTGACACCCCTACAATAAGGTTATTGTAAACGCTTTTTTCAGGTTGTAACTTTGTAGAAAATTAAACTTTAAAAATATGTCAGTAAACACGAATCCAGTATGTCCGTCCGGTTGCAGTGGCCAAATACCTGATCTGGACTTTTCTTTTTGTACCCCGACTAATCTATTTGGCGAAATTACTCACGTTTTCATTGCTTCAGCCGGTGCCGCTTGTTTTACCGACGAGGCAACGCTAAGTGAATGGCTGGGTAGATTGGACAATTCCGACGGCGGAATCGATGCCATACGTTATATGCACGTATCGGCGGACCTTCCTGCGGGCGCGGGCGAAGTCACTGAGACCTCCCTTGCACGAAAAGCCAAAGGCCCAAAGACGTTCACGATCAACGTGGATGTCGATGACATCACTACCCTGAATTACGAATTTATGAGGGCCACGCAATGCAACATGACTTTCAAGGTCTGGTTTGCATCCGCCGGGTATTTATACGGGGGTGTGTGCGGGGTCGATGCGAATGTTAACCTGGACTACATTATAGCCAGGGGGACGAAATCCATTCAGAAAATAACCGGTACGGTTACCTGGGAATCACAGTATGCACCTGAAAGGTGTGTGAATCCACTGTCAGGTGCTGCAATCTTAACAACGTAAGGAGGTAACTATGTCAGTAGGAACTTGTAATATGATAGACTGCGATAGTGGGAGACTGGATTTAGAAACTATCCTTTTGTCCCTATTCGCAACAGACACCAACGGTTGCACCGGATTGAAAATTGTTCAGTTAACGGAGACCGATTGTGCTAACCTCACGGACGTGGTTGCTTGCGGTACTGTCCTGACTGTCGAACAAGCCATTAAAATGGCTATTGTTGACGACGGCTGCGGCGGGTATGCTTTGGGCGTGTTTTACCTTTCAGCTTTACAGTAATGATAACACTGATAGTCATATCATGTGACGGCGTGGCTTGCGCTGAAGGCACTACCGGAATTGAAGAGCCGATAAAAAGACTATTTGCCGAAGATGCTTTAGGGTGTGTCGGGGCTAAGGGCGATGTAGATACGGGCGATTGTGCAACCCTGACCGATCTAAAAGCCTGCGGGCGAAGCGTATCACTGAAAGAGGCTATTTTAGCTTCTATTGTGGTCGATTCCTGCGGTGGTTATTCGTTTAAAATCTTTGATTTAACAGAAAGATTGTAATATGGCAACCCCGGCGGTAACTTGCACCGATAACCCTTCACTGGAAACCCTTATTAGATTATTGATAAGGGATGCCGATTGTGTTCCTTATGTCGAATGTGACACGCGGGAAGATTGGCAGGCTTTAGTTAAACAACTGTTTTCTGAAGTGGCGGACGGCACTTTAGCCCTGAATGTTTGTGAATGTGAGGCGACATGAACATAAAGGTTACATCGAATCTGACAACAGAGTTAAGGATAAAGACCGTATCGGTTGAAGCCACGCCTTACTTAGACTGTGATAATAAGAATGAGAGCCTTGAAAGCCTGTTTAAAAGATGTATTGTCATCCAGGCGGACGGGACTTATGCTTTACAAGTTCATTACATATAAAATTATAAATATGAAAAAATATTTAACAACGCTGCTGCTGTTTGTGGCGGCGTTTTCTTTTGGCCAAAACATCACCGGGACGAATTTAGATATTCGCAATACTTCTAAATTCAGGGTGTGGGCTATTTACAGAGGTGATACGCTTTCTAATTGTACCTACTTACCGCCGGATACGCTGATTGTTGAAAAAGGCAATTCCGTTGATACCTTAACAGGGATGGGTATAAATCATTGGACGCTCACGGGCAACGACCTGGTAAATAATAACACCGGGAAAGTTACAATCAACGCGGACACTACTTTAATCATTGAACCCTTATACGCCAAAGACTCCATCTATTTAGAGCGCGATGCTATTCCCTTTTTAGGGACGAATGATCCCTTGTACGGGTTCCTGACTCTTGGAAAGTTAGATGCTTCGACTAAACGGCAACTATCGATGTCCACGTTTAAACAGGCGGCGGACTCCATAGGCAGGCAGAATATTAGCAGCCTGACAGATGGCGACACCTCCAAGTATTTTACATGGGTAAGGGATACAACTTTGAACTTATTAAAACCAGTGAATACGTTAGATACCGTTTACATCCCGCAAGTGCTGAAATTAGGCGCGCAATTATATGCCCCTGAGATGGTCTTCACACCAGTTCCAAGTACCGTGATGGATGTACTCGTAAAGAACCAAACCACAGGACTGATTCACACCTACCCGATCGGAAATTTTACTACGGTCATTGAAACAACCGGGGCGGGATTATGGACAAACGACACAACCGCGAACACCTGCCATCTAACTGATACAACTTATAATGTGGCTATCGGAACGAATGATTCGCACGGGGTCAGTTTATATACTGATGCAGGAATATTTATCAAAGGGGGGAGTGGTGATTTTAATGAGGATGGAAATGTCGATGTTGATGATTTAGATTGGTGGGCAAATAATTTTGGTAATACCGATTCAATTGATGAACAAAGATTCAGCCGAATGGATATGAACGGGGACGGGTCGGTTAATTATACAGATTTTAATATATTCTCACACACCTATCCATCATTTCCTCCTTTTAATGATAAGGATTCAAACCGATTAGCGGCGCGAGTTATTGAAGGGACAAATTGGGGCACACAAAATGACTCCACTTTTATTATTGTCAACCATTTAACACTTCCGGGGCTTGACAGCG